GAATCGTTGAAGCCGGGATTGACGTATTCGGATCATAAAGAGTGAAATTGATCTGCTTTGGGGCCTTAACGTGTGAGTTAAGAACGCCGATGGTCGTGATGTTCGTGCTCCCGGTCCAAGTCGAAAGAGCCGTGTTCTCCACATTTCCCAGCCCAACCTTGGATTTCGAAATCGTCAGCCAGTCCGGATCAGAATAGGAACCGGTACTTACGATGCAGTTCGGGCACGATATCGTGTTCGTGGAACGTGACAACGGGGAGCTGAAGGTCAACGGACTCTCGAATGAAGGAACATCGGACAACCGCGCCCAAGGGATCGTACCGGACGTGATCGTACCGAGTGTGGTAATGTTCGAGGAGCCTGCCCAGGTGGAAATGGCGACGTTCTCCACGTTGCCGAGGCCAATGTTCACCCTCGCCTGTTCCGCCGTGCTCGCCCCCGTGCCGCCTTTGGACACCGGCAGCGTGCCCTTGGTCTGCTTCTGGAGGTCGATCTGGGCCAAGAGCAGACAGGGAAGGAGAACTAACCAAAATGCACGTCTTACCAAATCACTGCCTCCAACGTGTCTTTGGGATCGGGGATGAACTGCTCCGACATGGTGATTTCGTTCCCCGCAATCGTGTAGTGAACCCCCTCCGTCAATACCGTCTGGTTCCAGATCACGAATACGAGCGAGTATTGCGACCGAGAGATCGTGAAACGAGTGTTCACGCCGTTCTTCTTCCCTTGAACCGGCTCTCGATGCGGAGCACCGTACACCACCCTGACCACTCCCGTACCCGGTACGTCCTCCGGCTGCGGGCTCACAGTCGCCGGGCCGGGGTCCGCGAGAACCGGGGGAACCAGTTCGTACTCCGCCGTCTTGACCTCGAACAACTCCGGGCCGACAGCGATCAGTCTGTCCGTGTCGTCGTAGAAGAACGCCGAGTACCTGACGTTCGGGGGAACCAACGAGTCTGTCCTCCAGATCCGAGTCAGCGGATCGTACACCCCTTCCCGGATCGGCACCTTAACGCGCGTGGGAACGCGCACCTTCGGGTGGCTATCTTTCAAGCACACCCTGGTCCACTGAGCACCGCCGACCGAGGGAAGGGCCATGATGAGCAGGACGTAGCCGTTAAACGGCTGACCGCCGCTCCAATGGATTTTATCCCCGCATGTAAGTGTTGCTTTCCCTGGAGCAGCCATGTTGTTCCCCTACTTACATTGTAACTCCGCTAACATTCCACTCCGCGCTTTCTAAGTTCTTTTGCGACTTTGAAAGGATCTGTCTTACGCTTCCAGAAGAAGTTAACAGTTACCTCGAATAAATGCCCAATTATCCCCCGCAGGTCAGAGTTCCACAGATCAGGGTTGTAGTAATCAATATCTGCCTCAACGAACCGCTCGTACACCTGCAAGTTCATCGAGTAGGTTGGGATCTTCTGCCGATAAGTCGCCTGCGCCCACTCGCCTCGGTACTGATGCCCGCCAAGAACACGGGCAAAGGCGTCGGAGTTCTTCAACCACTCATCGAACTCGGGAGTGCGAATGAAGAACACTCGGTCTTCCAAGACCTCCTCGACCTCCATCTCGGGAGCCCCGAGGGACGCCAGGACAGCTGTCATATTTTGCAGCGTCTGTTCCTTCTTCTTCTCCATAGAAAAAAGGTTCCCTGTGAACCCGTCAGGGAACCTTTATGCGGACAGAAGGAAGGCAGGGTTCAGGAGAACTACAGACCCAGACTCGACGGCGCGTTGATCGTGCGGATGCGGTACGGGTTCGTATCCAAAACCTTTGCCGCGAAGACGAAGTTGTAGCTCACCGCCGCGCGAATCTTGCCCTCCGGGTTAGCAATGCTCGGGGTCATCTCCCGGACGACATTGACCGCGAACTTCGTCCGATCCTGGTCCTCGGTCCGCGTCGGCCCACGACCGGCAAGGTCGATGGCTCCGAGGCCCTCCTGGCCGAAGAAGTACACGCGGTACAAGTTATTATTCCCACCCGATCCCACATGGACGTTCGTGGACTCCCAGATCTCCACGCCACTCCAGCGGGCGATGAAACCACGATCTTCCATCTGGAACAACCGGTTCTTGCCTTCGCCGCCCTGCTTCACGACATCCACAAAGCCGCCAACTGACGGGTCGTGGATGAAGTCATAGGCAATGTACGGGTGCAAGAGGCACTTGTAGTAACCATCTCCGAACGGTCTGATGTCCAAACCGGCGAAGCGGTGCCGCACGTTCGCCACGTCCGCGCTGGAAAAGTACTGACTCAGAAGCGGCACGTTGGCGTTGTTCGCAACAGAGTCAACCTCGTTTCGCAGAATCGTGTCCACGGTCAACCCGGCGCGGTAGCCCAGCTGATCCGCGCCCACGGCAACGATATCGTTATCCGGCGCGGTGTCCACGAGCAGGTCAGAGAACGAGATGAAGTCAGCGTACTGGCTGACTTCCGCGGGCACGGTCGTGGACTGCATCTGGAGGCTGTTCCCGACATCGCCTTCGGACGTCGGAGTCGTGTTCGCACCGAACTGCGAGTAGCGGTAGAACTGAATAGTCTTACCGTTTTTCTTCGGCAGGGTCCGCGTGTCCACGCCCTTCCAGAACATGAATTTCTTGCGAAGAGCCGTGAGGGCAACACGGTCGTAGTAGACTGCGATCAAGTGTTGAAGGCCAGAACTGGTAGTAAGATTGCCAGCAGGAGTATAGGCCATTACGAAACCCCTCCAATGAACTCAAAGCCCGCGTCGCCACTCGTATAAAACGAGTGCGGACTTCTGAATCTATTGTAGCACGCCCGCGACTAACTTGCGCGACGGGACTTAATAACTCCCGCCTGTAAAAGCATCTCCTCCAACTGCTCCAACGGCATTCCGTATGCCTTCGCCAGAAGTTCATCGGACGCGGGCTGTCCTTCCTTGCCAGCGGAGCTAACGCGCGGAGGAACGAACTTCGGATTCTCTTGTTCCTTCTTTTCCTCCTTCGTCTTCACCAACCCGCGCGCACGGGCGATGTCGAACGCATCCCGCAACGTTTGGTAACTCGGTTGCCAACCGCGCTCGCGCATGATGCGCTCAATAGCCTGACGGTTCTCCGGCGAAGCCTCGTACTCGGGCGTCGTGTCGAGAAACCGCTGAGTCTCCAACTCCTGCAACTTCTTCGCCTGAGCCGCGAGGCCGGCGACCAACAAGGGAACCATCTGGCTCACTGGAAAACCGTAACGAGCGGTTTCGAGGTAATCAATTCCCTCGCGCGGGTCGTTCAGGAACTTCTTAGTAAACTCCTCCATGTTCCACTCCGGCTTTGCCTTCGGCGGTTCCTTCGGCGGTTCCGGTTTCTGCGGTTCCGAACGGTACTCCTCCAGCTTCGCCGCGAGCAGGCGGTTAAGCTCCTCTTGCGAACCCGCTTCGATCTTCGTCCCATCGGAGAGGGTGATGGAAACGGGTTCCTGTTCCTTTGGTTCTTTCTTTTCCATCCCCCCTCCTTGCTCCACAGCTTTGACGGTATCGAGCACCTGTTTCAATTGCTCATCCGTCATGTTGTTGAAATCCAACTGCGAAAAATCAACCGGAGGCATAAACGAAATCTCCTTTCTCCTTTAACTCTTCCTCCAAAACTCTCGGAACACGTACAAGCATTTCCGAGACTTTTTCCCAAGCACGGTAGTCCATCGCAGCTTCGAGGATTTCATCCCGTCCGCGGGCGGTTTTGAGTCGTTCCTGCGCGGCATCCCGCGCTTCTTTAACCACGACCTCAAGCAGCAGTTTGTACCCCGGAATCGTCCTCAGCGCCGCGATTCTTCTCTTTTGTTCGTCCGTCAGATCCACGTGTGGCTCCAAGAACCTTCAGAATCTCGCGCGCGGAGCGCTCGCCAGTCTCGGTCAGCTTCGCGCCCGTCGCCATACGCGTCGTCGCCAATTCGGTTTGGGCCTTCATTTGGCCCATTTCGAGCCTTGTCTGGCGCTCGATCATCGCTTTTTGAAGCTCCATCATCATCTTCGGATCAGGCTGCATCATCCGCTGTTGCTCCTCGGGCAACATCGGGCGGAAGAACTGATAACTCCGCGCCGTCGCCGTCGCGTCCTGGAAGAACCGTTCCCACTCGTTGAAATTGATGGTCTTGCCCTGGACATTCGCCTGCCTCATAACAGCTTCGTTAAAGACCAACTGCGACACAGGACCAAGGAACATCGCCAAACGGTCCTTCGCGACCATCCGCGAAGCGGCTTCCATCTTGAACTGGAGATTCCCCGAGAACTCCGAGGGATTGAACATCGTGAGCATCTTGTGGATCTTGTACAACATCGGTACGATCATGAAATCCTCGAAGTTCTTCACCGCCGAACGCAACCTTTGATTCACGCTCTGCCGCTGCGACATAACCCCTGTCGCGCTGCGGTTCGCATTGCTCGGGGTCGGGACGCCGGACTGAACGAAATCGTTGATCCCCGTCCTCTTTGCGGCCTGCGCATGGATCAGTTGTTCCTCGCGATAGGCGTCAGCAGTCACGTTCTCAACCCTCATGACCTCTACTGCGCCCTCGGTCGGAACTTCATCAATCAACCCTGGCCGCCAGGCGATCTTCGATGGGTTCGTTGGCGTACCGGCGATCCGCTTCCGCGGCGGGCGAAGAGCCAAAGACAAGTTATCAAGCCGCGCGTTTCTGATTCCCTGTGCGTACTTCTGCTCCCCCTCCAACACGTCCGGCAGGCTCATACCATACGGTCGGCCAGGAACGAGGTTGAACGGTGCCTTGCAATACGGAATGAACCCGAACGGGTTCTTTTCATTGATCGCGCACCAAAGCCGGCCAAGGACCCAGATTAACCGGCTGCGGTCCCAGTAAACCAATACCTCTATCTGTTGATGCTTCGGGTCCGTTCGCAATTCGTTGATCGGCAGAACTTCGCCAGCCGCGGCTGCCGCGTCCCGTTTTACCGCGTCCCCCGAGGTCGTCCACTTGGCCTTGGCGAAGAAGTTCAAAACCGAATCTGGCGGGATCCTCACGCCCTCGATCCCGCGCAACCGCGCCAGTTCCTCGACCGTGAGCCGTTTTACGTGAATCACGCTCGGGCTGAGGTCGATCAACGGCGCGGGCGTGGAAAGATCGAAGTACACATCCCGGATATCCGCAAACTCGACCACGGGTTGTCTCAGCCGCGTGTCCCAGGACAGTTCGATCATCCCGTCGCCGTATATCAACGCCTGCTTCACGGCCATCGACAAGTTGACGATCCCAGTCACGCCGGTTTCGTCATAAGGGACTTCCAGGTAGTCGCAGATCTTGTCCCTCTGCCTCGCAGCCTCCGCGGGCGGCGTGTTATCCCGTGGAACGACGTCAAAGAACGCCGGTCGATAACCAAAAAGCTCCTCGGTGATGATCGGGTACGCACTCTCGACCTGATCGTAAGCGATCATCACCGGTAGGCTCGCGCGCTCGACATCCGTGCCTTCCCATTTCCGTTTCTCTACAACTCCGTGGTATAACCTCTCGGCAACTCTCCATCGTTCCTCGTGGCTCCGCCGTTGGTTTTCGTACACCCCGAGCGTCGTCACCACGAGCTTCACCGCCGCCGCGTCACTCGGCTCCTGATCCTCGAACAGAAACGGTATCCGTTCGAGATCTACATCCTGTGGCTGAGGCGGCGGGGTGATTTCCGGCATGGGACTAAGGGTTTACTCCAAGTTTCTCCGCGATCTTAGGCTCGTTCAGCGCCATGTGTACACTCCACTAACAACATTATAGCGCTCCTAACCCGGACCAACTCCCGGTTGTTTCTTTCTTGCCGAAGATGAGCTCGTATTTGTCTAAATTATCCAGCATCTTCCTCTGCGCTGTTCTTAGTAACTCCTTCATCGACGGCGATTCTTTCACCGGCCCGAAGTTGGTTTCGCCTTGGAACTGGTCGGCCAACGTGTCGAGTATGTCGTCATGGATGTATTTCGGAAACCGCGTAAGCTCGTGTTTCAACTCCTCCTTTACGTGGATGGGGAGGTCTGTTGAAAAATACAACATCCCATTCTTGTACCACGGCTGAAGTCCCAGGATCCGCTCGACCTTACTTGCCTGATTGTCCCGCTTGAGAAACTCGAAGTTCGGCCAAATACCCGTGATTTGGCTCCTTCGCCGCACCGATGGCAGGAGCCCGCGCGTGAACCCCGTTTCCTCGATCTTGATCTTCAACGGACGGTATTTAAGCTGCACAAGAAACAAGTGATCCACAATCGCATCCGGCAAGAACTTACCAATGCGGATGTCTACAACGTAACGCCGGTTCATACGGTCTACAAGACAGGTGGTAATGACCGTGTTATCACTTCTCTTACCCGTCGTCTCGGCCAAGTCTACGGTCGTAACGGCGTACTGGATCGGAATCCTCGCTATTTCCTCCGGCGTCTTCCATCTCAGATCTTTAATGTCAAACGCCTGTGATTCGCCGGTAATGGGGTTGTTGA